AGATCACCAAGGAATTCTTGGAGACTGAGATCCGTGACCTAGAGACTGAAGCACAGAAAGCCCAAACTTTTTTTATTCAATCTCAGGCCACGATCCAAGCGTACAAGATGCTTATAAACAGGCTAGACGCACCAGAACCGGAGCAAGAAAATGGCAACTGATGTCAAACAAGCGCATATAAACCAAAGCGGTTTTTTGGTGCTGGGGCGTAATCGCGTCAGGGCACTTTCTTTTGTAGGAACGGCTACAGCAGGGACACTGGCAGTTTTTGATACTGCTACTGCCCCTGTAACCTCGAGTGTCACGTACGGGCGTAGCGGAACAACCGTAACAGTTTCAAAAACGGCTCACGGTTTAGTCACTGGAGACGTTGTTGGAATTCACTTTGAAGCGTTTCCTTCGGCTACCGATGGTAATTACGTCATTACCCGAATAGATGCAAACAGTTTTTCTCTTACTGACATCAACTCTGGGACTATTACAGGTAGTCCAGCGGCGGTATACGTCAGCGGCGGCGGTTCGTGGCTCTTGACATATGAGTCGGCGGCAACAGACATCTTTAATAATTCTCCAGACATTCCAGAAGATGGTGTGCTGGCGTTGAAGGGTGTTTACGGTTATTTGGACAACATTTCTGTTGTGAACATTTTTTACGGATAAAGGAAAAAATCATGTCATTTTTAAAGAAAATAGCACGCAATTTAAAAAGATCTGCTCCTATGGGCGTAGCAACTAGGGTTGCCAAGATGGTAGAGCCTATTGTTAAAAAGGCCCAACCTTCTTCTGCCCTTCCTACTCCAAAAGCTCCCCCCGATGCCCCCGTCGGAGGACCCGGTGCTGGGATGGGTCCAGCACGAAGAGGGCTTTTTAGCACATTACAGCAAGCAGCCCGGAAAATTGGCCCAGCGGTTAAAGAAGCCGCTCCTGCAATGAAAAAGAATTTTCAAGCCAACCCTGCAAAGGTCATTGCGGGCATTGCAAGGGGGGCTGTTGGGAGAAGCATGAGGTTTAAGGACGGCGGTTCCGTCAAGACTTCACGCCCCGTCGTTTCATCGGGCCGTGGCGATGGGGCTGCTATTCGCGGTAAAACCAAGTGCAAGATGTACTGAAATGGCCAAAGCATCTCTTAGAAAAAAGGGCCCTTCTCTCTCTGTTGGTCGGGGCGAGAAGCTACCGATCTCTAAGGGTGCGGGCCTGACGGCTAAGGGACGGGCTAAGTACAACGCGGCTACAGGCAGTAACTTGAAGGCTCCGCAGCCTCAAGGCGGAAAACGTAAGGACTCGTTTTGCGCCCGAATGTCGGGTATGCCCGGTCCTATGAAGGATGAGAAGGGTAAACCTACTCGTAAGGCCGCAGCTTTAGCAAGATGGAAGTGTTAAATGGACATCAGCACAATATGGTCAGCCGTTCTTTCCGCCGCAGTCGGCGGATTGTGGTTTTTCATTCGAGAGAAATTTGACGAACTCAAACGAATTGACATTTTGTTGAACAAGACCCGAGAGGAAATTGCTCGGGACTACACAACAAATGCAGAGGTTCAGAGAATTACGGATCACATTGACCAACGGTTTAACCGTCTTGAGGCAAAGATTGATCAGCTTATTCAGGCGGGGAAGTAATGTACCTGACAAGCAACATCCCGTATTTTAAGTGTTGGGTTCGTAAGGAATTTACAAACGGGCATCAGAAGTATCAGGGTGAGTATCTTCATGCTTTAGCGGTTGCAGTTACAACTATTCCAGACCGGAGCTTGAGTTTTCAGGTAATTTTTACAGGACTTGAGGCGGAAGACGGGGAAAACGTGCATGGTGGCGCTATGTGGGCGCGTATGCCCCTTGCTGCTTTGGTAGGGGACATCCCCTTAGCGGAGTGGCCTGAACGCATGCAGAACCATTTGGCACAGCCTTGGGACTGCAACTCGTACAACCATGCAATTATCAGCTTAGATAGGGCAAAACCCTCCCCTTGGTTGTGCAAAATCAACAATGAGTTTTTTACCGGCAGATACTTGTTCACGATAGACTATGCTGAAAGCGACGTGTCTGAAGATCCGTCGCAGCACAAGCAAAGCCATGTTTTGATACTTACGGATGCGGGTAAGTGGACAGGAAACGTTGTGGCACTGCCCAACAACCGAGTTCGGGTAACAAGTCCCGCTTACTGGGAAACAGGACAGGGAGCGCCTGATTTCAGGCCAAATCAATGGATTCACTGTGCGGAGCAAGATGATTCGTACATGGATATGGCAGAAACTTTTAACAACTTGTATCAGGAGCAAGAAAAATGATGAATTCAAAGATGATGAAAAGTGGTGGCATGGCTAAAAAAGGTGCTTCGGCTAAAACACTGCCTATGGTAAAAAAAGACGGAAAAATGGTTCCAGCTTTTGCTGCCGATGGTAAGGGAAAAATGGCCAAAGGCGGCATGGTAAAGCCTAAGATGGCAGCGGGCGGGGGCATGATGAAGGCCAAAATGGCAGCCAGCGGCGGCATGATGAAGTCTAAAATGGGAATGTCTGGCGGCGCTGCAAAAGGAAAAATTGGCGAGGAAGTTGCGGTGCGTGGTTCAGGTGCTGCTCGCTCCAGCAAAGCTAGGATCTATTAATCCATGACTACTTCTGGCGTAGCCAACTTTGATCTTCAGTTTGACGACTTAATTGTTGAGGCTTATGAGCGTTGTGGCTTAGAGGCAAGGTCTGGCTACGACATGAAAACCGCGTTGCGGTCGCTCAATCTCATTTTTGCAGAATGGGCAAATCGAGGACTTAATCTTTGGACGATTGAGCAGCGACAAGTAACCTTGGTTGCGGGTACGCACGAATACATATTGCCAACAGATACGGTAAATGTTTTGTCTGCGGTGATCCGCACCAATAGTGGTCAAAGCACTCAGCAAGACATAACCATTGATCGAATCAGCCGTGCAGAGTGGTTACACACGCCAAACAAGAACACGCAGTCTAGGCCTGCACAATTCTATGTGGAGCGTTCTGTTCCCACTTCTTTGTATTTGTATCCTTCCCCAGACAATGCGCAAGCCTATTTGTTTGTGTATTACGCCATTCGTCGGATTGAGAATACGGGTACATATGTCAATACCGCAGACATTGTTTTCAGGTTTTTACCGTGTTTGGTGGCTGCACTAGCTTTTCATCTAGCTGTTAAAAAAGCGCCTGATCGCATGGTGATTTTGAAACAATTGTATGAAGAAGAATTTGCAAGAGCAGCGGCAGAGGATAGGGATACGGCTAGTGTTTTCTTGATTCCAACTTTCACGGTGAGCTAATCATGGGCGCAGGCTATGCTTCCGGCAAGTTTGCAATTGCGCTATGTGATCAGTGCGGCTTTCAGTTTAAGTTACTGGAACTGGTTAAAGACTGGCAGGGGTTCAAGGTTTGTGATGAATGCTATGAGCCAAAGCATCCGCAATTGGAACCTAAACGGGGACTTACGGAAGCGCAAGCCCTGAATCAGCCTCGCCCAGAAGCTCGTCTTTTTGTTACGATATATGTGGGCTTAACGACTGATTCGTCGTTTGCAAGCATTGGCATGCAACCTATGCCTATTTCCAGACAACTGGTGGCAGCCGCAGTGCTGTCTCCTGTAACCACGCTAATCACATGACCTACGCTGAACTCACTGCTGCAATACAAAGCTACACCGAAAACACGTTTACGGCGACGGAGCTTGGGACTTTTGTTCAGCAAGCCGAGCAGCGCATATACAACATGGTGCAGTTGGCCAATTTGAGAAGCAATCAAACCGGGACCATTACATCAGGGAATAAATACTTATCTGCGCCCAATGACTTTCTATCCACTTATTCTTTAGCAATTTATACATATGCATCTCCAACTGCCACAGGCACTTCGGGTCAATTCACCATCGTAGTGAGCAGTGCTACAGATATTGCTGTTGGGCAATACGTCACGGGTTCTGGAATTGGAACGGGAGCACTGGTTACTGTAATAGCTGGGACCACAATAACTTTGTCAGTTGCCAACAGTTCTACTGTTGGTGGCACAGTTGTTTTTCAAGGCAACTACCTGTTCCTACAGGATAAAGATGTAAATTTTATTCGTGAAACTTACCCTAATCCTAGCGACACTGCGGAACCAAAATACTATGCCATTTTTGGTCCTCAATCAGTGGATGAGGGGGAGTTGTCGTTTATCTTAGGTCCAACACCCGACAGGCTGTACAAAGCAGAATTACATTACTACTACTATCCCGAGTCTATTGTGACTGCGGGAACTTCATGGTTGGGTGAGAACTTTGACTCTGCTCTTTTGTATGGCTCTTTGGTAGAGGCATACACTTTCATGAAGGGTGAGCAAGATATGATGGCGCTATACGATATCAAGTACAAAGAAGCAATGGCTCTTTTGAAGAACTTAGGGGATGGTAAACAGCGCGGAGATACATATCGTGATGGCCAAGTCAAGGTGAAGGTGCAGTAATGATTACATCCGGACTTACCACAAGCTTTAAAGAACAAATTTTGTTGGGGGAACACGACCTTAACACGGACGTTCTCAAGATTGCTTTGTACACATCAGCAGCCACTCTTGATGCCAGCACAACGGTTTACTCTACTGCCAATGAGGTATCAGGAACGGGGTACACAGCAGGCGGGGAAGTACTTTTGAATGTTGTAGTGCAGCAAGGGGATGGCACAGGATATGCAAGTTTTGACAATCCTTCGTGGCCCGGTGCGAACTTCACTACACGTGGAGCGTTAATCTACAATTCCACAAAAGCAAACAAGTCGATTGGTGTTATTAATTTTGGCCTAGATCAAACCATGACAAATCAAGGATTTGAAATTCAGCTACCTGCGAATAACCCCGAAACCGCCGTAATACGAATTATCTAAGGAGCTCAAATTGGTAATGACCACAAAAGGTGAAATGGACGAATCTTTGTTGGAAAAGCGAGAGGGCACTGTGGACACCGAAAATGAATTAACCATGTGGATAGAATACTGGCTAGAAGGCGAGCTTATTCACCGTTCTGCTCATGTTACTTTAAAGAAACCACTGATTTTTATTGGTGGCGAAACGGCCTCAATCGGTTAAAAGGAGAACTAAAGTGGCAAACACGCAATCAATGTGTACTTCGTTTATGGGCGAGTTGATGACCGGAACACACAATTTCGGCACTGCCCCCGTTCGTGCAACCGGCGCTACAGACGCTTTCAAGGCGGCGTTATACCTAGCATCGGCCACCGTAGATGCAGCCACGACTGCATACACAGTCAGTGGCGAAGTATCTGGTGCAGGTTATTCGGCTGGCGGTGTGGCGGTGACTATGGCAACCCCTCCTACGGCAACAAACTCCTCGGCAACGGCGGGAGTGGCTTTTGTCACACCTTCTGCGTCGATTACGTACACCACGGTAACGTTGACCACGGCGTTTGATGCGGTGTTGATCTACAACTCAACACAAAGCAACAAGGCTGTCAGCGTCCACACTTTTGGTTCACAGACCATTACTGCGGGTACTTTCACTTTGACGATGCCTGCAAACACCACATCGACTGCCTTGTTGCGTTTAGCAACAACATAAGATCATGGCTGGATGGGGCGTTGGTGCTTGGGGCCTAGGTTCTTGGAGCAACGGCGAAACCATCCTTACAGGGGATGAGGCAACCGGGGCTGTAGAATCTGTTGCGCCAAGTTTGTCTGTAGCTTTAACGGGGGCTGGAGCAACGGGGGCCGTGGGGTCGGTTACAACAACCACTTCTAAGGCTTTAACGGGGGTAGACGGCGCTGGTTTGGTTGGCAGCCTTACCACTTCTAGGCTTGTTGCCTTGGTTGGTGTAGAGGCAACGGGCTCTGTAGGCACGGTTGTTTACACTGAGCTTTTCCCAGCGCCGGGGGATGAGGCGATCGGTTCGGTTGGCGTAGTTAGCCCTGCTTTTTCTGTGGCTTTGACAGGGGTCGGAGCAGTGGGCGCGGTGGGAACAATAACGCACGGTGGTGCGGTAGTTGGGGTAGCGGGTGTTAATGCCTTGGGCGAAGAGGGTAGTGTATCTATCTCTCTGTCTAAGTCACTAACAGGCGTTAGTGCAACTGGAGAGATGGGCACTGTGATCGCTGTCTATTGGAAACCTATAGATGACACACAGACCCCTTCATGGCAAAATATCAATAACCCGCAGACTCCCGGCTGGGCGGATATTTCAAATGTTCAAGCTCCAAATTGGGAAGAAGTTGTAACTTGAGGTAAAAAATGGCAACAGCATATACATCATTATTGGGGCTGGCTCTTCCTGTTACGGGCGAGTTATCGGGTACATGGGGTGCAACGGTAAACGACGAGATAACAGCGTTGCTTGACTCTGCGGTAGCGGGGACGACAAGCATCACTGCTGACGCAGACATTACCCTATCTGACACGGATGGGGTTGCTAATGAGACACGGCAGGCGATTATTCTTTGGAGTCCCGCCACGGGCACTACCACAAGAAATATTACTGCTCCTGCACGGTCCAAAGCGTACATTGTCATCAATGCTTCTGGGGGCACGCAGTCTATTGTTCTTCGCGGTGCGGGACCAACGACTGGGGTGACTATTGTTCAGGGAGAAAAAGCTGTCTGTGCTTGGAACGGCTCTGACTTCATCAAGATTAGCTCAACGATTGCCAATGCTGCTGGGTCAAATACTCAGGTGCAGTTCAATAACAGTGGCGTTTTAGGTGGCTCATCTGGATTGACTTGGGATGGCACTTACCTGACCGCAAGCTCAATCAAGAATTCTGCTCTGACAAATACTCGGGTGACCTTTGCAGGAGCATCGGGACTGTTGTCTGACTCGGCCAATTTGACTTGGAGCGGAACGGCTCTGAACGTCACTGGCACGGTTGCAGTGACTGGTGCATTGACAGCCACGTTAGACTCAACATTTAGCTCAACAGGTGCTTTGCTAATCAGTAAGGGCAACACTGCGGCTAGACCTTCTCCTGTATCTGGAATGCTTAGATTTAACACTCAGACCACCGAGTTTGAGGGCTACAACGGCACTGCATGGGCTTCTGTGGGTGGTGCGGCACTGAGCAACGACACCTCGACTGCAAGCAACCTTTTCCCGCTGTTTGCGACTGCTACAAGCGGTACAGCGTCTACATTAAATACCAGTAACGCCAAGCTGTTGTATAAGCCTAGCACTGGTGAATTTCAAATGTCAGCACCTGTTGCGAGTAACGGCATTGTGGTCAACAGCCAAACAGTATCTGCAAGCTATACGATTGCGGCGGGTTTTTCAGCTATGTCGGCAGGCCCCGTAACGGTGGCAAGTGGTCAGGCGGTGACCGTCTCGGGCGGCTCCCGCTGGGTAATCAGTTGATTTATAAGGAAAAGACATGAGCGTTGTATTACTCGGATCGACAAGCGGAAGCGTCACGCTACAGGAACCAGCAATTGCTGGTAGTACGGTTAT